GTAAATTTGTTGGATTAAGATCCTGGATGAGACGATTTCCAGCACCCTCTTGTCCTTGAAGTGCTCCATAGAGATCTCTAACAACTGTTGTTGTGTAATCGTACGGGCTACGGGCTGCAGCAAATCCTACGCGTACAGTACCTTTAAGAAAACCATAAGCGCCATCTTTGACGGTAGAGAGAAGACCTTTATCCTTTTCAGCCAATGATGGTAGGTCTTTAACCATTGTTGCTGCACGAATAGCCTGCTGTACACCATCCATTGATGTGACTTTATCGATACCAGGAGTATTCGCATTTGCTCCAGCCTTGACTAGGCCGATAACAACTTCCTTTGATAGGAAGGGATACTTGGATACAATAGAGTTAAAGTTAGAGTATTCAGAGCCGTCAAGGGTCGCCATCTGTTGTGTAATCATACGCGCAAGCGTGTCATTACTTTTATTAGCAAAGATAGCGGCGTTCTTCTTACTTTGAGTAGAAGTCGGCTCGTATATACCTAGATCAATTTCTGATGACACTTAGTATAGGCCCTCTGCATTGTAAGCCTCAACGTAGCGACGTAGTTCAGGAGTTGGATACATGCTGTACATAGCACGAACAAGAATTGCACCAGGGTCTGATGACTGGTAGTTAGCCATGAGTTCATCTGGACCTGCGCCAGCAGTATTACCGCCAGCACCGTCTGTGAACGGCTTACTTTGACTACCAGGAGCAAAGGCTCCAGTTACTTGAACTGCAGGACGTGGTGCTGGTTGAGCGCTAGCCGCACTTGCTGTTGGTCCTGTAGATTCGGCAGATGCAAGAGACTTCATCTCTTTACGCTCTCCGTATGCTCCACCAGCAGCATTTTCTATTCTTGCGTTGCGCTGAATCTTTTGGACCATGCCACGGTCAGTACGCTTAGCGTTCTTTCCGACTCCTGATACAGGTGCAATATTTGACATTTTTAGTCCTCATCTTCATCATCAATATACTCGAGTGGATCCATCTTGTTTGGCATGCCAACATCTGGCAACATCCAATCTGGCCATGAACTGCGATCCATCATGACTGTCATGCATACGTCTGTAGGAAAACCTGCGACGCGTAGTGCTTTGTAGTATTCATGCATTGCAATACAATAAAGTTCTAACTTGCTATAAGACTCATCGCGTACAGTCTTTACTGCTGCCTTCTTGACTGGTTTCTTACGCGGTGTCATCTTATCCTCCTAAACGTCCTAGAATGCTTGCTAAATCTTGAGGTGGTGCTTCTTGTTGAGGGGCTCCACCAGAAGGTGTTCCAGGAGCGACTGGGGATGGGGGAGCCTGCTCAACTGGGCCTTGTGTGCCTGGTGGAGCCATCTCTGGCTGTGCTGGTTGTTCAGGCGCCGGTGGCGTGAACACTGCCAACGCAGCATCCTGTATGTTTTCCCCCTTGGTGATGCGATCAATCACATCAGCAATATTCTTAATGAGTGGAGAAGGATCTTGTCCCTGTGCTGCCATGGCAGGAATTGCCTGTGCAGTTGCTGTAATAGCCTGGGTAAGATTATCTTGCATCTTCTCAACTGTGATGCGTGTTTCTTCCATGCTTGTATTAACATTCCATGGTAGTTCACGGCGGATAAAGTCTTTAGATACAAGATCAGCACCAAGTGCTTGGAGTGAGAAGATCAATGCACGTGAGGGATCTAGGCCAGCCATCAAGCCATAGCGAACTTCGATAGAAGTGTCGCCATTAATGTCCTTGCTTGGCTTATACTTTAACTCGTACGGCGTACCCTGTGCTGTTCCTCGGACACTCTTTTCTGTATCGAAAAGTATTTCATCCATTTCAAACGCTATCTTCATGACATCTTCAAACACCTCAGAAAGGATGGTTTGACCAGCCTTAATCTGAGAGTCGAAAGCACCAAGTAGCGCCTGGACACCTTGACCAGTAATAATACTTGCGTCAATGTTTCCAGTTCTGCCCTCAGGATATCGAGCACCAAGTCGTAATTCTGATTGGAGTGCTGATTGCTCCTGGAAAGCAGCAGCGGGAATGTCCAAACGGACACGCCCGACACCTTGTGGTTGAGTTGTACGGATGACTGCATCTGGACCCATAGGTAGATCAAGTACATCGCTAGGTACAACAAGTGGCGCTTGGATTGACTTTTCAGCCGCTTCCATAGCGAGGTTAGCAAAACGAGCACGGGCCATCTGTACATAGATGACATCATCAAACTGTCCACGTGATTCATCATCAATTCCAGGACGTCGTGCAATACGAACAGTCATCTTGCCTAGTGGATTTTTCACACGGCTAAGGATGAGGTTATTGTTGCTTGGTAGATAAAGGACTGTCTGGTCCTTATCCATATACTTAATCATCTCAATATCATTGCCTGTGTTCTCACCGAAACGGCCAAGGATACGATCTGCAAATTCTGGGAACTCAAGTGCGAGTTCGTTAGATGTCTTCTTGTAACGCTTAGCGTATGCAACGCAGCGTCCAAAGCGGTCAAACTCTGGGTAAGATCCCATAGGATCTTCTACACGGATAAATGGGATTCCGCCTTCAAAATCTGGCTCTACGTGGATTGGCAAGAATCCGTATGAGAAGTACCAGTCTGCACCCCAGTACATCTGTGACTGGAGGCGTGAGTTAGAAACATAGTTATTGGCAATCATGCTGCGCTTGTCAGCAAATTTACGAGCCTTGGCATCTGTAACCTTGACTGCACCACAGTTAAATGATGGCAGTGGTGCTAGAACCTCTGCAAGGTCACGTGCTGCCACGTCAATGAAGTTGGCAACCATTGAGTGTGGGAGTCCCTCAGGAAACATATCTGGGAAGATGCTAGCGATCTGACCCTTACGAACAGCCTGAATTTGTGACATGCGAAAGTCACGATCAGAATGCAAGCGTTTGAGGTTATCAACGCGCTTGGCAATTCTATCAATATCTAATGCCATCGTTATTCCTGTTCCTCACCAAACTCATAGTCATTGACATTGAGTACATAGCGTTCTTGTTGTTGTTTACGAGTTGCCCACTTGTTGGGTATGTGGCTCTGATTGTTTCTTCCGATTGAGATCACTTCTTTAGCACGTAGTTCACAGAACCAGAGCGCCATTACGCAGTCTGTCTTGCCTTTAGTGTTAGGCTCCCAGGTGATTAACTGCTGGATCAGAGCCTTGATGCCCTCTGAGCCCTCCACTGCTGGAAGTTCCATGAGGTTGTCGTTATTAAATGTTGTGCCACGCATAGTCCCAAAGAGACCTGACATGGCTGCTACACCGAACTGTGTGTCCCATTTGTTCTTACCAGTGAACTGGCTAGAGAACCGAACCCCTGTAGAGGCTAGGAACTGGCGTAGATCGTCATCCAAAGCGTATGCTTTCTGATGAGCGTTGGTTTCAATTCTTAATTCCTGCGGTCTGTACTTCTCAACCCACTCCTGAATCAACTTCTGAATCTTCTGGGGAGTCGGATCGAACATGTTTTCAACATCTAGGATGTATCTCTTGCGACTGTTGCGATCTACCGTCATGATTACTGCTGCTGTATTACCAGTCATAGCAGGGTCTAGACCCATGATGGTGTACCAAGATCCTCTTTCAGAAGGATGTCCTGGGTTGCCTGCCTTTAGGACGCCACGCTTTCGCATCCTGTTGACTGATCCTTGTACGCAGAGAGGGGGAAAAATCGAGTCTTCTTGTACGTCTTGCTGCTGATAGACCAGCGCCCATGCGCTTGGGCTGACTTCGCTGCGTCTACGGAACAGCGCTCCACCGTCCCACTTGGGGTAAAGTCCATCTTCGTCAGGAACAATGTTTTCATCTGAGCCTTCCCATGGAACATTTGACTTAGGCCAGAGGGTAACCCACTTTTCTGGCTTATCTGCGAACTCAAGTACGGCTGGCATTGCAAGATATGTGAACGGTGACCTGCCACCTGTCCAGTGCTCTGCGTTTCTGATCTCTCGGTAGAGGTCATTGGCAGCAATACGAGTGCCTACGATGAGCAACTTACCGTTATCACCCAGACGGGTGACTACATCTCGCTGGAGCCAGAGGAGTTGCTTCTCCCACTCATGCGCGTTTGAAGTCGTAACAACGTCGTCCAGGATGATGAGGTTGGAACGGGCTCCAGTAATCTGGCCACCAATTCCGAGCGCCTGCACCGTCGGATCCTTTTCGGTAGAATCACGAGAAAGGTAAATGCGATCAGCCTTCCAAGTATCCGCATCCTCTTTCCAGCCTCCTGCAGACCCATAGACTGCCTGTAACTTCGACCAGCGCTCGTGGCTTAGCCTCTGCTTGATCGAGTAAAGATATTCCTTAGCGCGTTCCTGAGTCTTGGAAACGATGGTGATCTTGATATTAGGATCCATGGCAATTCGGTAGACACAGTAGTTGACTGTGATGACCGTTGACTTGGCATGTTCTGGGGGGACGTTGATAAGCAGACGCTTTGGAGAGGCAGGGTCATAGACCATCGCCTCATGAAGGTAGGAAGGTTCTCGTCCCTCCAGCACGTCAATCCACGACCTGTGGTGTGGGAAGATCGGCGAGTCAAGAAACTCACGGCTGAACTCCTCAAAGCCAATCTTAAACTTGGCATCCCCTGAAACTATACTTAAAGTCTTCTGGCCTTCGTTTTTTGCCTTCTCCAGGTCTTTCATGAAGGCATCATCTTGACGCCAGGTTTTCATGACATCTGGTTTACGCCCAGCCCTTGCAATTGCATCTGTTAATTCTAATCCTTGGCGTACAAAGTCTAAAACCTTTGCCTTGGCCTCCTTGAGAGCAACTACATTGTGGTGCTCTTTACCGCCTTTGGCAGCCATAATAACTCCTTTAATAAACCCATATGTTATTTCCCCCCTTATCGCTCGGTTCGCACTGGCGAACCTCGCTACCCCCCTAGGGTTCGTGGCTGGCATCAAGCCAGCCTACACTATCGTTTCGGCTGTCTCAGCCACCCACTCACATCTAGATAGACTCACTCTGTAGGAGTCGTTCGTCTATATATATAAACCCGTTCAAAACGGTAAAGCGAACGCTTAGGTATAGTAAATGTGATGTACTTCACTACTTTATGGGTATAAAACGGACAATACGGGTCATCCCGTAAATACTGGAAAAATAATTTTAACAGATAGTGTATAGTAGCGCCGACAGGCGCTTAAAGCATTGGGGTCGCCAAAGCGACACAATGCCCAGCCACGCGTGGCGCTTGAACGCGTGCCGCCGCGGCGAGCGGCGGGGTCTGGGGCTGGCCCCAGCCGATTTATCGGCGCGTTTCTCGCGCATATAAACGGTGCTTTGTTTGTGTTGGTGGACTATCTGCCTCGGCCTTCTTGGGATGGCCTCGGGCTGGCTGGCTGGTTACTTTAGAAGCTTTTGATCTTTGCTCGATGGTGAGAGATTCCTCTATTTTCCCGATCAGATTTACCGGCAACGGGTGAGATCGAAGGGCTCAAGGTCTGGCAGATTTTTAGGATAATCCTACGGC